GGCCACCAACTTCTACGCTTAAGTCCATAACACTAAAGTCCCGAGCGGGTCAAATGTATACCTCAGTGATTCGACAATCGCTGACATACCTTTGGTAAACTCGAATAGTGGTATTTTAAACGCTTTTGATAGCAATGTCTTAACATTGTCTATCTGGCCACGGAACATACCATACTGGTTGGCATCAAGAACCTCCTGTCCTCGGTTAGTCCCGTTAATTTTTTCTATCATGACAGTGAAACGACTCATGATTGTCGTTGCAAATATTGATTTTTTCACACTACTGTATACTTGCAGACAGTAATGTTCTAAACCGTGCACGTTAGTAACCTGTACGGCGTACGCATAAGCTCCTGGTAAAGGCTGACCCATGTCAGCAGCCAACTTACCTCCTGGATCAAAAGACCTCCTGTCAGGTACACGTTCTATCCTATGACTCAGTGATAATTCTGATATTTCCTCTGATATACCGCCAAGGCTAACGTGGGTGTTAATAATTATGTTAATACTCCCAGCTGGCAGATTCCACAGTGTCGTTAGCCATGAACACTGTGCTTTCTCTAAAACATCCATAACATACTGATTACCCCTACGCTCCAATATTTCTTTTTTTCTGACACATAGAGACCTCACTACAGCAATGATATCATTAGGCACTATAGATTCTGTTGGCCCGTGGACGTAAGTGGAGACAGCTCTAGCTAGATACTGTCCCCCTTTCTTTTGCTTATGGTCTACACGCAAAAACTCCGCTATCGCACCTAAAAAACATTTCTGTGGTTGAAATCTGATATTCAAGGATGCAGCATTACGCATTAATACCTGTACTTGGTATAGATTGGTGACTGCCGCTAACACGTCGTCGCCGTTATGTAAAGTAGGCACCAGCTGATCCTGCAAACAGGCATCAATATATATTTTATTCAATACTGTGTTTATAAAGGTAGTCATACGCCATCCAGATAATAGGGTTCCTTTCGCTTTGTACTTCCCCCCTAATTTGTCTAAGACAGTAACGTCATCCAGCGCTGCGATCTGCCAATTGATAGCAGCTACTTGGTCGATGTCGAGGTACGGACAGAATACATCACGGTAGGCAAGCAAGACCATCTGCATAGTGAGAGTTGAATGTTGAGAGTTGAAATCTTCAAAGTCAAAACAAAATGGTACTCCATTCTTAATCACGTTCTGTACAGATGAAGCAACGTTCTCCGTAGTTGCACTCTTACCTATAGGAAATATGTTGCTGAGTAAATTCTCACAGTCACCAAAGCC